GACAAGCTCGGCGAGGGCCTGACGGCCACGCTGACGACCAAGATCGGGCAGATCTACGACCCGACGACCGGCGGCTACACGGACGCCGGGACCGCGGAGGAGTGGACCTTCGCCTGCGCGCCGGTCTACTTCGCCAGCGAGGGCGCGCGCGGCGGCGGGGACGAGGCGGTCGGGGGTGGTCCCTCGTTCACCATGCCGCGCGTCCTGCGGTCGGACGGGAGCATCGTGGAGCCGAAGCGCGGCGACCGCCTCACGGTGGGCGGCGTGACCTACCAGGTCGTGAGGGTGCACCCGGTCCAGATCGGCGACGGGATCGCCGGCTACGGCATGGAGCTGAGCACCTGATGGCGATCAAGGCCGCACAGCTCCGAGACCGGCTGCGGAAGATCGCCGAGGCGTTCCCCGAGCGGGTGGCAGCGATCCAGAAGAGCCTCGCGCTCGAGGCCGCGGCCGTCCTGCCTGGCGCGACCCCGGTCGACACCGGGCGACTCCGCAACGGCTGGGACGTCGGCATCGACACGCCCTCCGGCTACGAGCCGGGGGCCGGGAAGAAGACCTACCCGAACAACGCCGCGGCCAGGATGGCGAAGCAGATCGAGGGCGCGCCGAAGTTGCGCACCCTGCTGCTGACGAACAACGTGCCGTACGCGTCGATCTGGGAGGCTGGCGCATTCCAGCCGCCCGACCCAGGTCCGTCGAAGGGGCGCGGCCGGAAGGGCACCAAGCGCCGCCGCGCCACCGAGGGCGTCGTGCTGGTGGCTGGCGGCTACCACACCGCGGCACCCGCCGGGATGCTCTCGGTGGGTGTGGCGGCGATCCAGAAGCTCCTGCGCGAGTACGAGGCCGCGGGCCTTGAGCTGAAGAAGGAGCTGGGGCCGTGACCTACGCCACCGTCGAGCAGAGCCTGCGGGAGATGGTCCGGGACCGCATCGCCGCGGCGACGGGGCTGCCTGTGGCCTACCCGAACGTGCGCTTCGTGCCGCCGCGAGACGCCGCGGACAACGAGCTGCCGTGGCTACGGCTCGCGGTGCTCTGGCGTGACCGAGGCGACATCTACGCCGTCAACCGCCGCACGATCACGGGTGAGGTGGTCGTGTCGGTCTTCGTGCCGATCGACTCCGGCACCGCCAAGCTCCACGAGATCGGGCAGGCGGTGGTCGACGCGATCGAGCAGGGCGACGCCGGCCGGGTCCAGTTCTTCTCGCCCGCACTCCGCCAGGTCACCGCATCCACCAACGAGGCGGCGGGCTGGCTCCAGAGCAACATCTCCGCCGAGTTCTTCGCAGACGAGGTCTGACACATGGCCAGCAGCCGCAGCATCTTCATCGGTCTCAACAGTGGCTCCTCGGTCGTGCCGTCGACGACCGCCGCCGACTACATCGAGACCCTGTTCTCCTCCGAGTCCGTCGCCGCCGCCGCGCAGACGACCCAGGACGACACGTTCTCCGCCAGCCGCCAGCCGCGCGGCGCGGTCCGCACCGGCTTCAACGTCGGTGGCGCCCTGAACGGCCGCATGCGCTACGGCGCGTACGACCACATCATGGAGTCGGCGCTGTTCTCGCCCGACTGGGCGCCGGTGAGCGTCAACATCACGCCGACGCTCAAGCTGACCGGGACCGTGCAGCTGAACCACGGAACCAAGACCATCGTCGCCACCGCCGGCAGCCCGTTCGACGATCTCGCTGTGGGCGACTGGATCAAGCTGGAGAAGGTCGGCTACGTCAACGACGGCATCTGCCTCCGCATCAGCACCTGGACGGATGCCGACAACATCGCCTACGACAGCTGGTCGAAGACGCCGACGACCGACGGGTCTCCGGTGACGACCGTGACGGTCCGAAGCGGCGAGCGCATCACGGTGGGCACGCAGGATCGCCTGCACACCTACGTGAAGAAGCTGAGCCAGGCCGGCTCGGACATCTACCAGGCGTTCCTGGGCTGTCAGTTCGACCAGCTCGGCATCCAGCTCTCTGCCGGCGAGCTGATGTCGTTCTCGACGCAGGTCCGCGGCCGCAAGCTCGTGCCGGACTTCGACGGCACGTTCAGGGTCGACAGCAACGGCGACATCGTCGGATCTGGTGGGACCGAGGTGGTTCTCGCGACCTACCTCGCCAGCGGCTTCACCGCGGCGCCGACGACCTCGGTGCTGTCGACGGCCTCGGCGACGACGGGCGCGATCATGCTCGACGGCGTGCCGTCGCTGGCGGTCGAGTCCTACGACCTGCAGCTGGCGAACAACATCCAGGGCGAGCAGACGATCTTCGTCTTCGGCGACGCCTACGTGGAGCCGGGCGTCGTCGCGATGACGGGCAACTTCTCGGCCGTCTTCGACGGCACCGACCTGATGGAGAAGTTCGTCAACGACCAGACCGCGGCGCTGGCGGTCTACATGGTCGGCTCGGACGGCAAGGGCTACATCTTCGACAACCAGGCCGTGCGGCTCGGCAACGGCCAGAACGACTTCAACTCCGACGCGCTCGTGAAGCTCGCGTTCTCCTGGTCCGCCGAGGTCGACAGCACGACCTCGCGCGCGTTCCAGATCATCCGGTTCGACGCCTCCTGACCATGACCGTCAACATCTACCGCAGCAGGATCTCCGAGGCGGCCCGCGACGAGGGCCGCTGGTGCACGTTCGTCGACGGCTCGAAGTGGAAGCTCGCTTCCATGTCGAGCCCGGAGTTCGCGAAGGCCCTCGAGGCCAAGCGCAAGCCACACCGGGGCCTGCTGGCCGCGGCTCCCGACAGCGAGGAGGCCGGCAAAATCCGGCACGAGACGCTGATCGAGGCCGTGGCCGAAGTGCTCGTGAAGGAGTGGAACATCGGCGACGAGAACGGGCCGATGGAGTGCACCGCGGAGAACGTGCTGCGAATCCTTCGCGACCCGGGCTTCGACCCGCACGCGGCGTTCGTGCTGCGGGAGTCGGCCGACACGATGGCCTACTCGGTCGCGAGGCTCGACGCGGGAAACTCCGACGCTGGCTCCGCTGGCACCTAGAGCATGCACCAGGCGGAGCCAGCGACCTGTCGACATGGGTGCGGGCAACCGCAGCGCGGCCGCACCTCAAGAGCCCGCTGCACTCATTCCCGGCGCTGCCGGAGCACCTCGGCCCGGTGGTCGAGTCCTGGCAGCTGCTTGGCGGGCTCGAGGGTGGGGCGCGGCCGGGCGACGTTCGACATCACCTCGACCTGGTGGGGATCGAGGACCAGGAGGAGCGCGAGCGCGTCTACCGCGGGGTGATGGTCCTCGAGGGCGTGATGCGGCAGTGGCGGGCTGAGCAGTCCAAGACGAAGGCGACCTGATGGCCGAGATCAAGGAAAGTGTGATTCTGGAGGTCGGCACCAAGGGTGCGACCGAGGAATCGAACCGCCTGACTCAGGCCTTCGACAAGCTGACCACCGTCCTCGAGAAGATCGAGAAGCAGCTCGACAAGAAGACCCAGGTCAACAAGGAGGTCGAGAACGCCGAGCGGAAGGTGGGCGTCGAGGCCAAGCGCACCGGCGAGATCATCGACCGGCAGACGGGCATCATCGGCCGCAACGAGGCGGGGCTCCGGAGGACCAGGGCCACGCTGAGTGAAACCGCCCGAGCCTTTTCGGCGCAGGCCGCGGCCGCGCAGGGCGCGCTTGGGCCGATCTCGCGGATGGCGCTCCTGCTGGGCGGCGGCCTCGGCATCCGGGCGGTGGTGCAGGACCTCGCAGCCTTCGATCGCGGACTGACGCAGTTGCGGGTGGTCAGCGGCGGCACGGTCGCCGAGATCGACCGGATCAAGCAGGCTGCGCTCGAGCTGGGCGCCACGACGCCGAAGAGCGCGTCCGAAGCATTGGCGGGCGCGGTCGAGCTGGCCAAGGCTGGCTTCTCGGCGGTCGCGATTCCCGAGGCCCTGCCGGCGGCGCTGAACCTCGCGGTGACGGCTCAGATCGAACTCGGGCGAGCGGCCGAGATCACGGCGGTGGCGCTCAAACAGTTCGGCCTCGAGGCCGATGAGGCCGTGCGCGTGACCGATGCGCTGACCGTCGCTGCCAGCAGCGGCGTGGTCGATGTCGCGGACCTCGCTGAGGCGCTGACCTACGCCGGCACGATCGGCGGGGCCTTCGGCTTCCAGCTCGAGGACGTGGTCGCGGCACTCGGCGCGCTCGGCGAGGGCGGTCTCAAGGGAGGCATTGCCGGCCGCGGCCTTGCAGGTGTCCTGTCGCGGCTGCTCGACCCTGCTGGTGATGCCGCTGCGGCGCTCGACAAGGTCAAGATGACGACGGACCAGCTCGACCCGTCTGTGGTCGGGTTTGCCGATGCGATCCGGAACCTGAGCCGTGCGCTGAGCCAGGGGGCCAACGTCTTCGCCCTGTTCGACACCGAGCAGGCGAAGTCGGCGGTGACGCTGGGCAAGCAGGTGGAGGCGTTCGAGCGGTTCGCTGCCGCCCAGCGCGAGAGCATCGACGCTGCCGGCGACCAAGTGGAGGCGTTCGGAGGAGACCTGCAGGGGTCGCTGACGAAGTTCTCCTCGGCGCTGGACGGCCTCAAGCAGAAGGTCGGCGACAACGGCCTGACCGGTGGCCTCAAAACCGTGGTTGGTCTCGCCACGGATGTGGTGGTCTCCCTCGGCACTCTCGGCGAGGAAGGAGAGCGAGCGAGCCGAGGCGCACAGCTCGCCGCCTCGGCGGTCGAAGGTCTTGCTGCCGCATTCGCCTCGCTGGCGGTGCTGCGCGTCGGAGCCGGCCTGCTGGCAGCACTGACCAGCCCGTGGACGGCGCTTGCTGGCGCGATCGGTGGTGCCGTTGCGATCGGCCGTGCATACGGCCGGCAGGTGGAGCAGCTCAAGCTCTCGTCGGTCGAGCTGGCGGAGGAGGTCGAGAGGGTCTTCGATCGACTGAGCAAGTTCTCGACGCAGTCTGCCGCGATCAGGTCGCAGACGGTGATCGGCCCTCTCACTCAGGAGGACGCGCTCGACCGAGATGCGCGAGCGATCAAGCTGGCACTCGATGCGGCTGCCAGCCTGCGGACCGAGCTGGACAAGATCGGATCGGGCCAAGCCCTGCCGCGGGCCGTGGAGAGCACGGAGGCTCTCGCCCAGCAGTTGGAACGAGCGCGGAAGGCTGTCGCCGATGCCCGCCTGCAGGATGAGATCATCGCGAAGCAGGTCCAGGAGGCGGAGTCGACCGGGAACCTGCTGACGACCAGGCAGGTCTTCGACGTCGCTCGGTCGAATGAGCGACTCGGTGCACTCAGGTCTGCCGAGGACACGCTCAAGAACATCGAAGCGTCTTCTGTCCGGATCGGTGACAGGATCCTGGTCCCGACGATCGAGGTTCGTCCACTGGCAGCCGCACTCGGCGTGCTGGAACAGCTCGATGCAGCCGAGGCCAAGGCCACGGCCGGCTTCGCCGACCTGGTCGATGTGCTGCGGGTGCTCGAGGGCGGGGCTCTGGCTGGCAACAAGCAGCTCGAGCAGGTGATAACGAACCTGGAGCAGATTCGAACCAAGGGGGAGGCCGCCGCGGAATCTGCCGAGAAGAGCGCAGACATCTCGGGAGTCTTGTCGAGCCTTAGCCGTGACACCGGCGACATTCAGGCCCAGTACGCCGCGGCGCTCTTGGCCGCTGAGTCCGGCCGCGATTACGCCTCGGCGATCCGTGAGGTTCAGGACGCGCAAGACGCGCGGATCCAGACCGAGGAGATCATCTCCGAGCTGACGAAAGACGGCGCCAAGGTCACCGCCGAGCAGCGGGCCCAGATCGAGCAAGCATCGAGGGCCTACATTGATGCCGCGCGCTCCATCGAAGACTATCTCGCATCTCTGGACGCCCAGGCCAGGGCCACGGACGCTTCGCAGCGCGCCGCGGATCGCGATGCCGACAAGGCGAGGGACGCCGCCCGCCGCGCCCAGGAGCAGGCGCTGCAGGCTGCCCAGGCCGCGGCCCAGCGAGCCGACCAGATCCTGACCGGTCTCCGGCTCGAGATCGCCGCCTACAGCAGCACCCAGGAGGCCGTCGAGCGGCTCGCGCTCGAGGAAGACCTCCGCCACCTGCAGGTCACCGACCAGACGAAGGAGCGGATCCGGCTTGCGCTCGAGGAAGCCCAGGCTCGCCGGCAGCTGCGGGAGGTCGGGGCGGGCATTGCCGGGGGCTTCGGCGATGGCGTCCGGACGCTGGCGCAGACCGGCGACTTCGGCGAGGCGGGCGCCGCCGCGCTGCAGGGGGCCTCGGAGCGGGTCTTCGAGTCGAGCCTGGCCAGGATCGAGGAGGCGATCGCCGCGAGCTTCGTCGACCTGACGGCCACCCCGACGATCGGCGAGACCGAGATCGCTGTCGCGACGCGCGCCGTCGAGGCCGCGGTCCTGCAGAGCGCGATCACCATCTCCCAGGCCGTGGCGCAGGGCTCCGCTGTGTCATCGGCCTCGGCAGCTGCCTCTGCCGGCGCCGACGCCGCCCGCACGGGCACGGTGGGCGAGCCCGGGGTCCAGGGGCCGCCGACCGCCGAGAACCAGAGCCGCAACAGCGGCAGCGGTGTGGGCGGCGCGATCCTGGGGGCCGGCATCGGTCTCGCGCTCGGGATGGTCGCGAGCCGAATGGGCCGCGACAGCGAGGACGACCCCCGCGGCGGGCAGGTCGGCTTCGACGTGATCGGCGCCAGCGGCCGCGGGGTGGTCTACGACCAGCGCCGCGTGACTCAGTACCTGAGCCCCACCCCTCGCTCGCAGCCGCGCACGCGCCGGCAGCTGGCCGAGGAGAGGATCAACCGGAGGTGACGATGATCCAGTTCCGTGATCGGATCGACGGCTACACCGAGCGCCCCGCGCGCCCCGCAGCCTGGCTGCGCGGCGAGGCCCGCCGGCAGGTGCACCGCATCGAGGACGAGATCGCAGCACTCCAGGGCCTCGCCGACGACATCCGCGAGCACTACGGCGGCAGGGACCGCCGGAAGCGCATGCGCGAGATCCTGGCGATGACCCAGGACCTCGCCGTGGACCTCGCGCTGGCGCGGCGGCTGCTGGCGAAACCTCCGATCACCTGGGACGAGCTGCCTCCGATCGGGCATGGTGCCCGCTGATGGCCTTCCACGACGCAGCCCTGTTCCCGGTCGAGTACAGCTTCGGAACCTCTGGAGGACCGGCGCACGAGACGGTGATCCAGCAGATGCCAGGCGGTCGCGGCGTCTACCTGCCCACCGTCAACGAGCCGGTTATGCGCTACGAGGTGGACCTGAGCCTGCTGGACCCAGAGCACCAGCGCCTCGGACCGCTGATCGACTTCATCCGCGCGCGCCGCGGCTCGACGCACGGGTTCCGGCTCTGGGACTACGCCGACCACAGCACCAACGCGCTGCACATCGGAGAGATCAGTGCCGTCGATGCGACCGCACGCCACGAGATCGGCGTCGGCGACGGCACGACGACCGTCTTCTCGCTGGCCAAGACCTACACCGAGAGCGGCGAGTCGGTCGTGCGGCGCATCGAGAAGCCGATGCGGGTCGCTGAGGCAAACCTGTTCACGAAGGTGCCCTACCTGCGGAACGCCACCCGCACTGTGTGGGTCTGGTCTGACGGCTCGCTGCAGACCGAGGGCGTCAACTACACCCTCGACTACTCGACCGGCAAGATCACGTTCGGGACCGCGCCGACCGCCGCGAAGGTGATCGAGTGGGCGGGCTACTTCGTGGTGCCGGTGCACCTCGGCGCCGAGGCGGACAAGTTCCTGCGCCTCACGGCCTCGAGCTACGCGCAGCGCCAGACCGACACGCTCACGATGGTCGAGGAGAAGAGCGACACAGCACTCCTCAGCCTCGACCGCAGCCCCGGCGGCGCGAGCCTCATCACGCTGACGGAGGACTCCCACCAGATCGAGTTCTACCGCGGCGCCGCCCAGCACTTCGACGCCGACGGCCTGATGGCGGCACCGACGCTGCTCCTGCCGGAGCCAGACGACTGGATGCTCGGCAGGGACATCCTGCGGATCTTCAACCGCGGCGCCACGATCGGCCTCGACATGCGAGACCACACGGGCGCAGCCCTGCCGGCCCCGCTGACGATCGCCGCCGGCTACATGGCTCGGTTCCACCTCGCCCCCGACGGATCGGGCGGCTACGACTGGGTGGTGTCCTGATGGTCGTGACGTCGAGGGCGAAGGCCGAGTTCGGGGGCGCCGTGCGGCTCAACTACGGCGCGACGTCCGGCGATTGCCGGGTGCACCCGGACCTGCACCGGCTGACCTCGATCACCTGCGGCGTCGGGCAGATCATCGACGTGGTGCTGCCCGGCGAGGTCATCATCCACCTGCGAACCGGCTTCGAGCTGCTCGCGATCAACCGCAGCATCGGCGGCACCGGCAACCTGCGGCTCAAGATCGCGGACGGGCCGCGGTACTGGGACTTCGTGGCTGCCGAGTGGATCGAGACCCCGAACACCGACTGTCTGATCCTTCCCGGTGAGATCGCCGAGGTGCACTTCTACGGCTTCCGGCCGTTCGGCGAGGACAGCCCCGATGCGTCCTCGACGCCCTCGGCGCCCACCGACGAGACCCTCTACTGGTGCCGGAAGAAGACCGCGGTCCCGTCACCGTTCACCGTCTGATGCTCCACATCCCCGCAGCGATCGTCCCCGCGCGCGCCGCCCGGTGCCTGATGCCGGTGCGCTGCTGGCGCATCGAGGCTCCGACCACGTTCGGCAGCGTGGGGCCGTGGCGCCTCACCGACTGCCAGCACGCGATCGCGATCACCGAGGATGACGGCAGCCGGCAGGTCTACACGCCATCGCAGCCGGTCTTCGTGCAGCCGAAGAAGCGCCAGACGGGCATGCGCTCGAACTCCGCGGAGCTGCACATCGCGATGGACGGTATGGCAGGCATCGACGACTCGGTCCTCGAGCGCGGCCTGCTGGACGGTGCCCAGGTCACCGAGTTCGAGGTCGACGGCATGCGTCCATGGATCCGGCTCCGGATGTTCCGCTGGTACGTGTCGAACACGCCGAGCGGCAAGGGGCGCGCGGAGCTGCAGATGGTAGGGGTGTCGTCGCGGCTGCAGGAGACGGTCGGCGAGACGATCACGACGACCTGCCAGAACGAGTTCGGGGACGCGCTCTGCTCGACCGGCGGCGTGATCGGCGGGAGCACAGACTTCGGCTTCCTGGACTTCGAGGTCGGGGTGCCGCCGGCGGGCTTCAACCTGCTCCGGACCATGCGGATCCGCGAGGCGTCCGACACGTTCCCGGCTGCCGCGAAGACCGATGCCGACTGGTGGGCGCACGGCCGGATCCGGTTCATCGACGGTCCGAACGCGGGCGTCGAGGCCTGGATCGAGAGCAACGAGACGCCGATCAACGCCGGGTCCAACTGGGTGGTCGACATCGTGCTCGCCACGCCGCTCGCCTACGCTCCCGAGACCGGAGACGCCGTGACGATGCGGGTGGGGTGCGCCAGGACGCACGCGGTCTGCAAGGCGAAGTTCGGCAACCTCGCGAGCTTCCGCGGCCACCGCGACATCGCCGGCTCCGACATCCAGCAGATCACGCCGGGGGCCTCGTGATCGCCACCGACCTGCGCTGGATCGCCGAGAACGCGCGGCGCATGGTCGGCACCCCGTTCCGGCACCAGGGCCGGCAGCCGCGGGCGGGCCTGGACTGCGTGGGCCTGGTGGTGTGCTCGATCGGCGGCCGGGCCTTCGACTTCGACGAGCGCCAGTACGCTGAGTGGCCGGACGGCGCGCGCCTGCAGCGCATCCTGACCGAGCACTTCCGACCGATCGAGTGCGACTACATCGAGGACCTGCCGGCAGGGGCGGTCATCTCGTTCGCACACCAGCGGGACGTCTGTCGGGCGCCGCGGCACCTTGCGATCCGCACGGACGCCGGCATGGTTCACGCGAGGCGCGGCGACCGTCGCGGCGTCATCGAGACCGAGTTCACCGACCACTGGCGTCGGGTCTTCCTTCGGGGTTGGGCATGGCAGGACCAGTACTAGCCACGGCGCTGTCCGGGATCCCGATCGCAGGGCCGATCATCGGCGGCTTCGTGGGCGGTCTGGTCGACCAGCTTTGGATGCCGAAGCTCTTCGGCAAGACCAAGCAGCCGGCGCGCGTCATCGACATCGACATGTCGCTGGCGACCGACGGCACGCCCGGGACCCTGGTCTACGGGCTCTGGGGCCGCGTGCCGATGCACATGACCTGGGCCTCGCTTCCGTGGCGCGTGCCAGGCAGGACCGGGAACGACAAGCGAGGTGTGCCGGCTCCCGACACCTACTACGGCCAGGTGATGTGGCTCGCCGCGCAGCGCGGCATCTTCGAGTTCGACCAGCTGCTGTTCGAGGGGCGCCGCGCCTACACGGCGACGCTCGATCGGGACGTCTCGTTCACGGCGCGCGCGCTGGGCTCGGGGAGTGCCGGCGCCACGGTCCGGTTCAACCTGTCGCCGCTGGTCGGGGTGACGTACGTCGACATCGAGAGCACGAAGGACGGCTCCGGCGACCCCGTCGATCCAGACCTCGCTCTCTCGCTGTCCAGGTACGACGTCAGCGGCAAGGCGGCGGTGGTGCTGAACGGCACCTATTACTCTGCGGTTCCTGGTGGGCAGTCGTCCGACTTCTGGGACGTCATCGAGTCGCGGACGATCGACGCGAACGGGAACGGCTTCCTGCGGATCCGCCCGCAGTCGGTCATCACGATCCCGGGTCACTGGTCGGGCCTGTTCACCGGCATCTTCGTGACGGACGGCACGCCGGTCACGATCGACGGCGTGAACGTCCAGTACGACCCGAAGGTGTTCCCTGGTGGCTCCGGGTCGGTCGAGATGAAGACCTCCGGCACCACGGCCTCGACGATCATCTCGGCCGCGATCGGTGCCGACAACACGCCGATCTTCCGGCAGGCGGCCTACGTCGTCACGGATCAACTGAACCTGTCGAGCTTCGGGAGCCGCTTCCCGAACGCCTCGGCGATCGTCCGCGGCAACACGGCGTTGCTGTTCCTCGACACGATCGTCGAGGACCTCTGCGAGACCTGGGCCGAGCTCGAGGCCGACGAGTTCGACGTGACCACGGTCCCGGACACCTCGATCTACGGGCTGACGGTATTCTCGCCGTTCGAGCCGGCC